ATTGATTGCTAGAATATTGATATTCATATCAATTTCATTATATTCATTGAATAATCTATCAATTTTATATTCAATATTTCGTATATATTGATCATGTGTCATAAAACGATTATACCCTTCCTTTCATATGTATTAATATTATCATAACTAATTTAAACAATTTAATCAATTATCTAATATATTAGTTACCCCAACTATCAACACCAATATCAATTTCTTGACGCATAATATCTTTTATAGCATTACCTCTGTTACTAAAATCCTCTCTCAACTTATCACGTGTTTCACTATCTTTAGATCCTTTAGTCTCGACACTAGCCAATTTTTTATCAGTCTCACTAATTAAATCATTCACTTCACTAACTACAGCGAGCATATCATTCAAACATTGTTTAGCAGTAGCTTGATCTTTCACATCTTCTCTATTTAATATAGAACTATTTTTATTACTCAATTCATTTAATAAATTCATAGCATCATTGTAGTATCCATATAGTGTTTTACAATTAATCTCAACCAGGTTCTTCTCTTCCTTTAAACGTTTTCGTTCTTCCATTTCTTTTTGGAATGCTTCGTGAGCTTCACGACTTTCTTTATTTTTTCTATCAACTTCTTCTTCCAATCTTCTATTATGTTCTTCAATATCTTTACGGAGTTTTTCACTTTGTTCCTTTTCTTGCTTCCTAGCGATTACCCTATCTACTGCGAAAAGAGCACCAGCTATTGTCATCACCCTTATAATACGCTTCTTTAAGCCTGGTAGATTTTTAAACCTGGTTATAACATTTTTTGGAACTTGGACGACTTTATTCTCGTCGATTTTCTTCTTTTTTACAAAGATAGATTTGATCTTATCAATAACCATTTTGATAAATGTCTTGAATTTATCAACGATTTTACTAAAAATACCTTGTTTATCATCAGATTCTATAAATAATTTGTCTCTATAATCAACACTTTCTGTCATACACATATATCTATCCATTCTAATATTAGATACAATATCATTTCTACAATGATTGTATCCATGTAATAGATTATGTAGATCAGATTCTAACATATGTATTCTCATATCATAATCCATATTATATATACCATCCTATATTACTATATTCTAATAGAATATAGTAATATAGTTATGATGATATTTCTGTACAGAAACATTATAAAATGTATGAATCACATCATTATTAGATGTGATTCATACATTAAAAATATAATCTCTATTTATTATTCTTTTCCCACATTGTGTGGAGTTGCTTAGCCCCGTTATGAACATCATTCAAGTATTCATTAACTTTCTTTACAAGATTTACAACACGAGAACCATCGGACGACACTTCCATGCTCTTGATTGCAACATAATCATTTTTACAACTCGTATGTTGTTTATCATAATCATTCTCAGTGTAATCAGTTGTAATATATGCGTGTCGCATACACCAATCAGCTAATTTTTTACATTTGAAAACACAATTTTTAGCCAACGTATTTAATTCTTGATCATCACAACGTGATATAGCTGATTTGAGATCGTTGATAATTATTGCTTGTATCTGTCCAATACTTATAGACATATCCATCATAATATCCTGTGCACCCTCTATTGAAGTCATAGATTTTAGTTTGGTATTACCTTGTTGACCAGTATTACCAACTCTGTCAGCTACTTTTCCTTGAAGTTTATTATACTTATCCTTCTCAGTATCATATTTGTCTAAGATTTTCTTTGTTTTTGTATTTATATCATCAGCATTAGCTTCATTAAGAATTGTCATCATTTCATCTAATAATTTACTACCTTCAATAGATAGATTATTAACTTCTTTGATAAACTCTTTCTCACTTTTACCAATATCTTCTGGGTTTTTAGATAATATTCCTTCAAGATCTTTATTCACACCTTCCAATGCTTTGGTAATCTGATGTATCTCAATAGCAAGTTCTCCTACACGTATTAATTTAGCATATTTTGGATCATCAGGTTTTATAGTTTCACCAGTATTAATATCTCTAATTTCAATACCAATATTTGATAACTTATCATCATATCCGTTTGTTTTGATTAGAGATTCTTCTTCACTATTATTGGCTCGCTTATACATATGAGATGAAACTTTTGGTATAATGATTGGTGCCCCAATAGCTCCAAGAGCTGTTGCAAGAATAGTGAATCCTATTTTTAATTTTGCAGATTTCTTCTTAAAGATATTTATTCTATTTACTAAATTCTTATTAACTTTCACCTCAGCATTTTTATCAATTTTATTATTCTTAGAAAAGAACGATTTAACCTTATCAATAGCAGTACGAATAATTTTTATAATACCGTCAATAATCCTACGAATTATACCTTTCTTTTCCTCAGCTTCCAGCATCAATGTGTCGTAATGATTAAAATTCGTATACTCATTATAATAATCATAATTCTGATATTTATACATTTCTAATTTATCATATTCATAGAACAGATTATCTATCTTATATTGAATATTAGCAATATATTGATTGTGTGTCATTTATACTTCTCACTTTCTTATGTATTTAATCTATTGTCGCACTTAACCTAAATACGTTACTATAGACTATAATTTATTAAATTATAGTCTATAGTAATATAGGATTTTTAACATTTCTCACATAACTATTGTGACTCTATCACTAGCTCTAGTGATAGCAGTATATAACCATCTTCTATAATCATCACCATATAAGAAATTTTCATTTAGTACTAGTACATTTGGATATTGACTACCTTGTGATGAATGTGTAGTTATAGCATATGCGTATTCAAATATATCTAAATTAGGATTAAATGTTTCTTCATCAGTTAATTCTTTAATTCCCTGATTATTTAATCTTGCTTTATCTATACTGATATCTTTAATAACTTTCTTAGTGAAGTCTGGTTTAAAGTCTATTTTAATAATACCATTCCTCATAGTAGATCTATCAAAGTAATCACATATACCAGTTGTACCATTAGTTAGATACATACCTTTACCAATCTCTCTATCCCAATTATTTCTCCTACAGATTAACTTCTCACCAATGTGTGGGAATTCTAAATTCTTATACCCTTTAATATATTCCCTATAGTACTTATTAACATTATATCGTAATTTATTAGTCCCTGTAAGAACTATATCAGCTTGTCTAAATTGAAACTCAGTTATATCATTTCTTTTAACAACTGCTGAATTTCCATATACTCCTAATTTTAATGGAATATTATTTAATACTTGCTGGGCTAGATATATTATAGGTGAACCTTCTGCTTGTCTCATAATTTGAGTTAATATCACATCTGGTCTCTCTAAGAATATACTAGTACCAAATGGTGGTTGCAATTGATTAAGATCACCTAATACTATTACTGGAATTCCGAATGATAATAAATCTTCACCAATCTTCCTTTCTACAGTAGAACCTTCATCAACTATTATCAATTTGATTTTCTTATCTAATTTATCTTTCTTGATAAATTTACCAACCATCTTAATCTTACCATTTTTCCCTAATACATAATTTCCACTATCATCTTCCATAGGGACTTTAATGTAGTCATATATAACAGAATGTAATGTCTTAGCTGGTAATCCAGATTTAGACATTTGGTTTACTGCTTTTCCCATATATGCTACAAATAGACACTGATCTAATTCTAATCCTAATCTATCTATAAGATACTTAGTAAATGTTGTCTTACCAGTCCCAGCAGCACCAGATATTTCAAATGTCTGTTTATTACCAGATTTCCACCAAGATTCTCCTTTTAATATACCTTCTAATTGTCCTGTGTTTAATTCAAAACTCATAATCATTACCTCTTTTCATATATTTATAAAATCTATAATAAAGTCTTGTATATCTTAAGAATGTATCTGAAAACATAGATTTAATCTTGAAATATATGAAAGGATGAATAAAGGATAATGCCTTCTATTAAAGATCTCCCTTATGGGAAAATGGTAAAAAGAAAATGTTATATGGATAAAGGTAATCCTACAGGTAAAGGTAATATAGCTTTTATATTATCTAATACTCTTGAGCAATCATTGAAGATTACTGAGGATAAAGAAAATCTAATTCCTATGAGTTATTATCACTTATTCTACTACAGTACAATTTATCGTGGTAAGGTTGGAGTGAAAAGATATTATATTAAGATGACTGATAAGAATGTTGAAATTAAGAAACAAGTGTCTGAAAGCTCATTAACATATATCGTACCTAATGATTTAAATAAATTAAATATCAATAAGAATATGTATTATGACCTCAGCAAGAATTATGAGATATTTAGATCACTTAGTAAAAATATTCCTAATAGTAAAAGATTGTCAGTATTCTGGAATTACTTTAAATCCATCATTAATGTAGATAGTGTTAAGAAGTGGGATAATTATAACTGTATAATTACAGATGTTAAAAACTTCCCTAATATTAAAGGTGGGTTAAAGAAGTGTGGTGATAATCCAGTATTCTTACTATATTGGACATTATATAGAGATTACACTTTATTATCTGATTTAGATATTGACTTTATTTTTTATCATAAACAAGGTATTCTTAAAATCAATCCATCAACAGCCAATAAAGATACCTATAGAGTATTCTTAACTGAATTAAAGAAATTATATAAATTAGCTGCGGTTGATATCAAAGATGAACTAGAACCAGAAGTTATTGCTAAGGATGAAAGAAAAGATAATATTGTAAATGAACTTAAGAAATCATTGAAGTTTAATTTTACTGGCAATAACGATTCATCTGAAGAAGAAACTGTTACATCATTAGATGAACCAGATAATAGTGATAAAGATGATTCTGAAGATCATATTGATGATTTTATTGATAAGACTATTGAGAAGAAGGTTGATGAAGCTGAAGAAGAATTTGGAACTGATGAGTATGATGATGATGATACTGTAGATAAAGCAGTATTAACCAGTGTAGAGAATGAAGTTAATAATGATGAAGAACTCATTAAAGAAATCTATCAGAAGACTAAGAATAAGGAATTAAAGAAATCCGCAGCATCAACAGCTAGAGATAATCTATTGAGAAAGAAACAAGAAGATATTGTGGTTGGTAATATGACAGTAGGTCAATTAAAGAAACTTAATTCAGCTAAGGTTGATATTAAACCAAATGATGTATCCTCTGTATTACACACATCAAATAAGAATCTTCAGAAATCTAAATATCCAGCTATTAATAAGACATATTTAGAGAAAGTCTATAATAAAGATTTAGTTGATGCTATTATGGCTTTAAATAATAAATCTCTACCAATCTTTGTTAGGAATATTACTATAGAAGATACATCTAATGAGTTAAATTATATTGATACGTATACTGTGGAATTGGAAGATGCTAATAGACAAAGATCTACATTTAAGATTGATATCCCTAAATTCATAGATAATAAGTTTATGTATATTGGTGGTAATAAGAAGTTGATTCTTAATCAGAGTTTCCTACTACCATTAGTGAAAACATCAGAAGATGCTGTACAGATAGTTACTAACTATAATAAGATGTATGTAAGACGAGATGGTACTAAGAGCTTATCATCTATCGAAGTACTTATGAAGATACTAAATGATGATAATAAACTATCTAACTATTTCTTATATGGTAGAGTATTTGAGAATAATAAGGATTATATCACTAATATCGAGTATGATGAATTATCTAAGATTATTCGTAAATTTAAGTGTAAAGATACTGTAGTATATTTTGATCAGATAGAATTACATGAAGCATTAAAAGATAAATCTTTACCTACAGATAGTTTATGTATTGGAACTAAAGGTGGTAAACTAATACTAATTAACCATGATACTCAAAGAACTTCTGATAATAAAGGTATTGTAGATATCATTATAGAAGCTATGGGACAAGATGTTATTGACCAATATCTATCAACAAAGACACCAAAGCGTATGATGTATGCTAAGGTTAAATCTATGGAGAAAGATATTCCATGCATTGCATTATGTGGATTATGGGAAGGATTTTCTACAGTATTTAAGAAGATGGATTTAAAGTATAGATTAAGTGATAAATATCCTAAGGATTTAAAAACTGAAGAAGCAGTCATTAGATTCCAAGATTGTTATTTAATCTATGACAATACTCCAGCTAATGCTCTTATGATGAATGGTATTAAAATCTTTAATACTGAGAAATATCCATTATCATCATTTGATGATAAAGACCCATATTTAGACATATTAGTGAAAATCTATGGTAAGGTATCTATTGCAAATGCCTTAGATAATACTTATGAATTTACTATAGATCCTATTAGTGAAGAAGTATTGAAAGATATGGGATTACCAACAGATTTAGTTTCATTGATTATTTATGCCACTAGATTATTAGCTGATAATCAATATACATTTGAATTGAATCAAAGAATATCAAGGGTTAGATCTATTGAAACTATTCCAGCTATTCTTTATGATACTATTGCTAAGAATTATATCACATATAAGAATAGTAATGGTAGAAAGAAATTCACTATACCTAGAGAATCTGTAATTGCTAAATTGATGAAATCCCCTAATGTTGAAGATTACTCAACACTTAATCCTATTCTTGAATTAGATAGAGCACACACTGTATCTTATAAAGGATGGCGTGGAATCAACTTAGATGAATCTTATACAGTAGCTAAGAGAAGTTATGATCCATCTATGATTGGAATTGTTGGTCCTACAACACAGCCTGATGGTGGTGTTGGTGTACAGAAAGTATTAAGTGCTGAACCAGAAATAACTTCAGTTAGAGGATATACTAAGAAAGTTGAGACTGATAAGGATATAGATAATTTAAAGGATGTAAATCTATTTACGCCCGCTGAATTAATTACACCATTAGCAGTAAGCCATGATGATCCATCTCGTGTTGGTCATGCTATTAAACAGAGTAAACACGTTATTCCTGTTAAGAATGCATCACCAGTATTAATTAGTAATGGTATGGAAGAATTCTGTAAATATGATTTATCAACAGATTTCGTAGTTAATGCTAAAGATGATGGAAAAGTTGTTGAATTAAGTGATAAAGAAAATATTATGGTAGTCGAGTATAAAGATGGTACTCATCAGGCTATTAACCTAGCACCTAATATTGTAAAGAATGGTGGTGGTGGTTTCTATGAATCACTTATAATGACTACTAAATTCAAAGTGGGTGATAAGTTTAAGAAGAATGAAACTATTGCATGGAATAAAGATTTCTTCCACGATGATGAATTTAATGGTTGTAGATTCAGTATCGGTATTCTATCTAAAGTAGCTATTATGTCAAATTATGACACTGCTGAAGATGGTACTATGGTTACAGATAAATTAGCACATGATGCTGTATCTGAAATGACATTCTTAAAATCTATAGTTATTGGTAAAAATGCAAATGTTAGTAAGTTTGTTAAGGTTGGTGACCATGTTGAAATTGGTGATCCATTGGCTGAATTTGATACATCATTTGAAGATCCAGCACTTAACCAGTTCTTAGCTGTATTAGGTGATAATGAGAAGTTAAAAGGTGTTGTTAACGAAGGTAGTAAAAATATCGTCAAAGCATCTCATGCTGGAGTTATTGAAGATATTAAAGTATTTAGTACTGTAGAGTTAGATGAATTATCACCATCATTAAAAAAGATCGTTGGTAATTATTTTAATGGAGTTAAGAGTAGGAAGAAGTTATTAGATAAATATGATAAAAATGATAGTATAGTTAAATGTGGTATGTTTTTAACTGATCCTTCTACAAAAGTTAATCCATCTAAGTATGGTGTTATTAGAGGTGAAAAAGTTGAAGATGCTGTATTGATTGAAGTATATATCAAACATGAAGAGTATCTTGAGACTGGTAGTAAGATTGCTTGTTTTACTGGACTTAAGAATACTATAACTGAAGTTATTCCTAAGGGTTATGAACCATATAGTGAATTACACCCAGAGGAAGAAATCAGTACACTAATTGCATCTAACTCAATTCTCAAACGTATGGTACCATCATTGATTGTCACAGTTGTTGGAAATAAGGTTATTATAGAATTGAAGAGATGGTTAAAGAAATTCTTTGACAGTAAACCATTTAATCCAACCAATAGAAAAACTATGGAAAATATGGTATATAGTGTATTTACAGCACTAGATAAAACTGGTGAGAATACTAAAAAATATAAAGCATTATTTAATTCCATGAGTGATAAAACTATGGAAGCTTGGTGGAAGAAATTCTTTAATAATGATAAAGCTTATTTGATATTAGACGTTGTAGACTATGAACGTGTGTTGAAGATGGAAGATGTCGAGAAGGCTGCAAAATTGTTGAAGATTCCACTATTTGAATATGTTGCTGTACCTAGTCATACTATGGATAAAAATAATGTTATTTGGAGTCAGGATCCAGTTCCAGTTGGATACCTACACATTAAGAGAACTCAACAAACCATTATGAAAAAGAATGGTATGAGTATTTCATCAGATAAACGATCTGCATTAGTTGGACAGGTTACTGGTTCTGATAAGAATGGTCGTGAAAGTGATTTGGACAATATCCTATTACTATCAGTTGGTTTCGATAACATCTTAAAAGAACTAAATGGTCCTAGAGCAGATGATATGAAGATGCAAACTGAGATGATGCAGCAAATAGCATTAAATGGATATGTTAAATATGATGACCTAACTAATGATGTTAAGAATAAGACTACATTGAATACAGTTAACGCATATATGATCGGTATGGGATTAGATTCAGATCTAGTAACAAAGGGATTGATGTTAGCAAAGACTGTGGAAGATGAGACTAGATAATAAAATACTATTATAACCAATAATTATATTCTTAGTATGATGACTAATCTTATGTGATAGTCATCATACTACTAACTCTGTAAATGTCAAAAAAAACGAAATATTAAAGATATATACGAAAGAGAGGTTGAATTAGTTTTATGACACATAATCAATATATTACTAATATTCAATATAAGATAGATATGCTATTTTATGAGTATGATACTATAGAAATGTCTAAATACCAGAATTGTGATTATTATAATGAATATACCAATACGAATCATTATGATAGACTAATTATGGAAGCTGAAGAGAAGAAAGGTATCATTCGTAGAATCATTGATGGGATTATGAAGATCATTAATACTGCGATTAATAAGGTTAAATCGTTCTTTTCTAAGAATAAGAATATTGATAAGACTGCTGAAGTAAAGGTTAATGCTAATTTAGTGACTAGAGCAGACAATTTCAAAAAGAAAAGTTCTAAATTAAAATCGGGATTTAATATTCTTCTAGGATCATCTTTGGGAGGCGCTGCAATATATGGTATTATTAAGGCATCAAATTATTTAGATAAGAGAGCTACCAACGACGGTACAGACACTAAAACTATGCATGTAGGAGAGATTCTGAATATTATGGAAAACACTAACAAAGCGTTGGAAGAAGTGAATAATAATCTCAAAGAATTAGTATCTAAGAATCCAGAAGAACTTGGTAAAAGCGAGAAAGAATATATCCAAGAAATTAATAAACTAACCAATGAGGGAAATAAAATAATTGATGATTGTACTAAAAGTCTTAAAAAATACGATCAAGATGAATTTGCTGATATGGTTAGGGATAAAAAGTATAGAGATGACTTTGACAGACATAGTGATGTACAGTCTAATTTTAATACCCTTCAAAATAGAATAGCTAACAAATTTGATATTCAAGCTGAATCTGAAATATCTTCAATAGACAATACAAAAGAACTTGCGACAAAGATGATTAGATCTGCTGCACAGATACAAGACATAATTACCAAACATCTTAGACCAGCTACATCACGATGTAATGATGAAGAATTAAACAATTTAGCTAAACGCTATATTTACAAATCTAAAAAGATAGTAGAGTGGTGTATACAACATACTTGGCGGTCTACTGATTATACTGAAGATGGTTATAATAAAATCTATTTAATTTGTAAAGATGATTATGATTCAATTATGAGTAAACAAGTTTCATCAGATGGTTCTCATGTTGTAAAGCTTGTAAAGAAGGCTACTAAGTATATGAATGATGCACATAATGTAGCTAAGAAGCTCCACAAAATGTTGAAAAAGCACAATAAGTAAGATATCAAATAAAAATCATTTAATTACTATAGACTATAATTTATTAAATTATAGTCTATAGTAACGTATTTAGGTTAACTGTGACAATAGATTAAATACATAAGAAAGTGAGAATATAAATGACACATAATGAATTATTGCTAATATTCAATATAAAATAGATAGATTATTTTATGAATATGATAACATAGAACTGTATAAATACCAGAATTATGATTATTATAATGAGTATTCTAATTTTAATCATTACGATAGACTAATTATGGAAGCCGAAGAAAAGAAAGGCATTATTAGAAGAATCATTGATGGAATTATGAAGATCATTCGTACAGCTATTGATAAAGTTAAATCATTCTTTTCTAAGAACAAGAATATTGATAGTAAAGCTACTGTGAAAGTTAATAAGAATTTAGTAAATAGAATAAATATCTTTAAGAAGAAATCATCAAAAATAAAATTAGGAATCAGTATTCTTACAACAGCTTTTGGATTTGTTGGGGTACCACTACTTATTAAAAAAGGTAATCCAATCGTAGGTAGGGGTATGGATAAACTAGAAGATATTAGAAAGAAGTTATCAGGTATTACTAATGGAATTAGAGATATTAAGACTGGTGAAATTACAAAATCTGAAGATACAGAAGAGCTAAGTGCCAATGACATTACAGTTGATGTACACCATATTATTAATGTCTTAGCAGAGATAAACAAAAAGTTGGAAACAATATTGACAAGTACGCCAGAAGATATTAGTAAGCCTGAGAGGGATTTCATTCAAGAAATTAATGTACTAACAGCAGATGGTAGTAAAATAATAGATGAAATGGTGGCACTGATTAATGCTGTTGGTGAGGATAAAATATATAAGAAAACACTAGACAAATATGGTATTGAGAAGTATAGATATAACAAACTTCAAGGAAAAATATCTGACAAATTTGGTAATGGACAACAAAGTAACAATAAGTCATCGGATACTAGTGGTGCAATTATGGGGGATATGTCAACGACTTATGTTTTCATACAAGATATAATTAACGGAGATCTTAAAAATACTATATCACACTGTTATGATGAGGAATTAAAACCGTTAGCCAATAATTATGCTACCAAGTGTAAGAAACTGGCTGATTGGTGTATTAAACATACACAACGTGATCATGACTACACTGAAGAAGAGTATAATAAAATGTATTCAGATTGTAAGAAAGACTACGATTCAATTATGAGTAAAAAACTTTTACCAGCAGATGGTGGAACTCACGTAGTGAAGAATTTAAAGAGAATTAGTATGTATCTTAATGATATTCATAGTGGAGCTAAGAAACTCCAAGCTATATGGGATAAGAATAATAAATAAAATATATAAAGATTATAGATACTTTAATTAGTATCTATAATCTTTATCTTTATTATACTTCTGGTAATATATAATTACCTAATTTATAATCTTCATTAATCTTACTATCCAATGGTACTATATCCACTGGATACATACTAAACATATTATTGTGACTGATTAAGAATATCTGTTCACAATCTACCATATCCATTAATCTCTCTAATATAGATAAAAACTTCTCTCTATAATTCTTATCCAAATTACTATCCATCTCATCTAATAGTAAAATATTATACTTAGATATTGACTTGTATATTAGTGCAAATGATAATGCTATAGATAAAAATGCTGTCTCACCCTGTGATGCACTAATAATGTCAGATATCATATACCCATCTTTAATGTATGGGATTTTAAATTCATCACTATTTATATTAAAATCTTTAATATAAATACTACCATCATAAACTAGATCTAATAACTCATTAATAATTGATTTAATATCACTCATATACATATTGATATGCTCTAATGGTATACCTTCTTTAGATGACATGGCTTTCTTAATATACTCATTCTGATTATACAACTTAGAGTATCTATTCAAATCCTTAGTTAATTTTTTATATTCATCAATTAATATAACCATAGATTCTCTGATATTAGTATCTCTATCAATGATATACTTTATATCTTCTAGTCTATGTTTAACTGATGTATACTCAGACATATTACTATCATAATCACTAATAATACTATTGAGTTCTTTAGCTCGATTATTATAGTCAATGAAGTTAGCTACGCTATCTCTAGTCTCTAATAACTCAGTTAATTTATCCTCACATAGATTAACCTTAGATTTTTCAGATTCAATAAGGTTATCTCTTAGATTATCAATACATACTCTAATATTTGATATATCTAAATTAATGGTAGATAGCCTATCTTTAAAATAATCTAATGAATTCAATTCTTTAAATGAATCTAATTTTAAGTTCAATTCATGATACTCATTGGTATTATTCAGATAAATAGTATACTCAGTAACATCAGATAATAAATCTTGATACTTAGAATAATCTACTATATTTAATCTATCAATGATTCTATTATAGATATTCCCATATCTGAAATCTTCTTTAACATGATCTGGTAATTTATCAATAATATCACTACATTCTTTAAGTCTGTTAAAGACTTCATTAATATTAGTATTTATACTATCAATATACTTATAATGCTCTAATTTATTATCAACATCAAATTTATGGTCTTCTATATTCTTCAATCTAAGGATTTCTTGGTATAATCTATATAGACCACAATTATGATGATTACAATCCATATCAATATCTGAACCATCTCTGAGTAATTTATCCAATAACTCAGATGATTTGTTTTCTATCATCACGTAACCTTTATTAACATAATCATCTACAGACTTACCATCTATTCTCATACTAATAACTTTCTTAACAGATTCCTTACCAAGTTCATAAGTCTTATCAAGTATTCTATCTATATCTCTCAGTATTAGAATAAAATCACTTAATTCGTCTTTAGTATATTTTATATCTAATGCAGTATACAGTGATTCTGACTTATTAATAGATATCTCTAAAGTTTTCATTCTACTAATGATACCTTTAATAGTTTCATTATTCTCAATCTTATCAATCTGTCTAATTACCTCATCTCGTTCTCTTAGTTTAGAATCTAATTCATTTAACTTACCTGTCAATTCATTAGATAGTGTAACTAATGATAGCTTATGTGTTTCTAAACTATTTCTAACATCATCAATAGACTTATCAATATCGTCTATTGAGATATTTCTAATATCAACTGATGATATCTTATTGAGCTTCTTACTAATAGCATTATACTCATCTTTAATATCTTTAATATTAGTATCTTTCATCAACCCTTCTAAATATCCTAATTTAGAAGTTAACGAATCATATGTTGATTTATTAACTTCCAATGACCTAGTAATCTTATCTAAGCTATTTTTACTATAACCAATATCAACTATACCTGTCTTCTTAATCTTATCAGATATATGAGATATTTGTACTTTAAGAATCCTAGAATCTTCTGTAAGCTTCTTATACAATTTTAAATATATATCTAATTCTGATAATAGATTAGATAAGAACTTTTTACGTTCCGTAGCTGTTAAATCTAACATATTGGTTACATTATTACCTAATCTAATTAACTTAAGATAACTAATATCTATCTCTAGTTCTTCTTCTACTATAGCTTTGAATGATGTCACATTACCATTAATATTTAATTCTTCACCATTCTTACTAATATATGATTTTACACTATGTCCAGTTTTAGTCTTAGTGTAAAAATGCTTAATTAAATAATCATCATCTCCACTAATGATTTCTATTTCTTTATACCCATCTTTATCATCTATAATAACACCATTACTATTTCTAACATCTAAATCACCTAATGTTGCAAAAGGTGTTAATGTTGATAGTAATGATGTTTTACCATATCCATTCGGTGCAACTAATAGACATATCTTATTCTCTCTATTAGTAAAATCTAATTCTAATCTATCGGTTTTCATACCGACCTTAATAGATGCAAAATTCTCCAATATAACGTGTTTAATCCACATAATCTTAGTATCTCCTTATATTAAAATAATTAACTTTAATATTTTGTCAACCAAGTCACAAATATTTAAATCAGGTATATACTATTTATTAGTATCAAAATACAATTTATATTTTATAAGGAGGAATTATAATGATGGGAGAGAAGCGTGTTAAGAGAGTTATGTTTAAATTTGAAGATGACAAATGGGGATTCATTGACGAATTTGATAGGAATGGAGAGTATGAGAAATCATTAATGTGTGATTTGAATAAATACTTAGATAGTGATGAGGATAAAATCACTGATGTTATTAATATGTTAGTTGCTGGGTTGTTATTATCTGAATTTGGTGGAAATGCTGAGAATAGATACATCAGGATAAAAGCTATTGCATATGCTAATGATAGTGATGTTGTGAATGATATCGTCAAATATGGTTATAGTAAGTATAACCTACTAACAAATCCATATATTGCTAATAGCAATATCAATAGTAATGAACCGATTATGAGATGGTGGTATCACACAACTAAAGATGGTAAACATAATGGTGGGAACAGTATGTATACTATGCAACGATTTCTAGCTGGAGAAATTGAATCTATAGATGCTATAGATTATGTTTATTATATGTCTCTCAAACCGAGTAGAAGTAGTGATGGATATGAATTGGAAATGGATCATCGTATCACATCAAACACTGAATATATTAATTCAGATCAAATATTTGTTGTAATAGATAAGAGTACAAATAACCCTATTGCAATCTGTAGAGATCAAATAGATACTAGTGAGAAGATCAATTCATATATGATAGATAATACTGATAAAGATATCTCACTTAGCGTTTATTCAGCATTTATAGCTTTCAACAATTTCACAGATAGTGATACATTCATGGAATTGGTAGATGATGTTATCAATGATGAGAATGGTAAATTTAAGGTATACATTAACAAAACTCCAATTATTATGGATAAACATAACCATCATAGTTATTCATATTATGTTCTATCACAACTACTACTATGTGACAATAATGAATACCATATGATAAGTGGTAGTGATGACGATAGAGTTACAGAAGATCTTGATTATATTCTGGTTGTGAAAGCTGACAAAGAATTGATGAATATCAAGAGATAAAACTTAAATCAATTAAGGAGATTTTTATTTGTGGAGATATGGGAAAGATCTTTATGGACAAATCCCAATATACAATTCTTATTCGATAATGAGATTATAGAGTATGATCTACACAATGCTGGTTTATCTATAAGCAAAGCATTAAAGTTATTAGATGCTAATACATTAGAGGAATTATCTAAGATACAAGATAAGCATAAGTTGGTAGTAGCTTTGGGAAACTTACAGAAGACTGATAAAGAATATTCTAATAAACTCAAAGATGGGTTTAGTAGAATAAGGAAGAAGTTTATAGTTAGTAATGACCTAATGACTAACCAAATTTTATCTATTAAGAAAGATGCTATATTCACAACAGAAGAATGTAAATCATTACAATTCGACTGTTGTGAATTTAGACCAAAGAATGTGTATAAAGCATTTATGAAAATTGGGGATTGTGAGATTTATTATAAAGATAAATCCCATATAGATATCAAAGGTATTAATGATGATGATCTAGCATTACATAAAGATTTTATCGTATCTATAATCTCCACATTTTGTTATAATATGCTAAACAAGTCTAAAGACTATGCTAGGAAAACTTTAATAGATATAGCTAATAAGTATAAGCATAGAGAACTTAGACTAGAGTATTATAGAGAGTTTAATAAGAGATCATCATATATGGATGAATATGGTGATTATCATGATGTAGTATCAGATTTCACAGATTTGTATATTGGGTATAATTACATTGAGGTGATATCCTCAATGATATTAATGACACTATAAAAATAAAACCTAGGATATTGATTATTACATCCTAGGTTTTATTTTTTCTAATCTTGTTTCAAAATATTATTAATGAATCCTTCACCAGTGGATCTCATTGATTCATACTTAGGTGCTCTAGGCACTTTAGATAAGAATGTGTAGAATGTTATAGATACTCTCATCACAATATAGTGATGTAAATAATCTGATGTGATTAACGAGTTCTTATCTTTTAATCTTAAGAACACTTCTTTATTTAGTGATCTATATACATCTTCTGCTACTTCTTTCATATCATCGTCCATCCACATAACATTATACCTTAGAGTCTTAGGCATAGCTAAATGTGCTCTAATAAAGTGAAGGAATTTAACTTCAATCATTCTATCAATAAACTCTAGTAACTTAGTTGTATTATCCGCATTAGTTCCGAAATCCAACTTAAGTCTATTTGCTTCTATAATATCTTGAGGATCTGCCATATTAGCAACCATCTCAAGATGATCCATATATCTTTTATATCCATAGATAATAGTTCCAAATCCACACAGGATTAAAACTACCTTAATTACTAAATTTGCAATTTCCATATATTTAAATACTTCCTTTCTATCTAATTGAATTTATTATTGTACCAAACTAATTCCACTTACATTGAAGTCTATTGTAAATCTCCACCTATATCCTTGTTTATACACCGATGCATATTGCATAGTATAATCACCCCAAACTTTAACTAAGTTAGAATATACACAATCTGGAGAAATATATCTGTTATTATGTAATCCCATAGCGAATCCTGTATCACCAGCAGAAGTTACTTTTGGGTAGATTATAGTATTACAGATTGTTGGATTAAGAATGAGCATAGCCATTTCATCTGAGATATCAGATACAAATGGTGCTTTACCAGTTGGATTATATTTAGTGAAAAAACTATAAATACTAGCTGGTTGATATGTACTATCTAAGAACTCAAAGTAACAACTAGTTACTGTAGCTCTAGGTCTAATAATAGTATCATCAAATTGAGTATTTGGTACAAATACATCTAATTCATTATGTGATCTCGTAGAATTTCCATGGTTAACATAATTAGCACCTTTGAAGAAATTTGTTATAGCACCAGCGTTGAAATCTTCAGACATTGGATCAATTACCATAGATCCCATAATTTCACATATCTGTTTACCATCTGCTAATAGTTCTTCAGTATCTCTTAAAATTTTTACATACTTACAAGAGTTACTGGTAGTGTGTTCATATGTCTTACCTAAGTTAGTCTTAGAGTTAATGACATTATTTCCTTTACTAATAAATTTATACTTACTGAAATTATTAACACTACCACCTTGGTTGATTGGATCACCATTATTATTTACAATATCTTCTGATCTAACTTTAACGAAGAATGGTTTCATCTCTCCAGTCTTAATGTCACGTTCCATCAGAAATCCACTACTGCATTTAATTTTATCAGCCATCTAATTATCTCCTTCCTATTTATACGATCTTACTCAACTCTGGATAGAATTGCTTAATATCTTTATAATTAGCTAGAATATTCATAATAACACTAGCATTCATTAGGAATGATCCTTGCATAGCATTGATGATTACAAAAAACATATAGACTACACAATCAATACCTAATACCGCAGGACCATAGTAAGTTGTAATATATCTCTGACTAATATACTTAATATTCATGTCTTTAAATCTAACTGCAAATTGTTTAATAAAATCAGTTAAATCTGCAATAGTGTTAATATTAGCTGATTCATATTGATCGTTAACTAATGCTAATTGATCTGTGTCAGCATCACTCTTAATGTTACTTACTGCAACATTAAATACCAGAGACTTATTTCTACACTCCCATACTTTCTCTAGGAAGAATTTACTAATAGAGAATACTACTTGATTGTGTAATTCAACATCTAGTGATATTGAATATTCCCTATTAAGTATATTCATAAACATCTGAGTATATACAAAACAACAAATTCTCATCAGAGTAATATTTCTATTAAACATAGGAGTCTTTAGATGATATTGTAAACTAACATAAGCAGATTCCATTAATACATATAATGGTTTAATAGCAATATCTAATGTTAAACCATCTTTAGATACATTAGTAAAATTACTAACAAGAATGGATGCTACAATCTTAGGTTTATCTCCAACCATCTTTTTTCTAACTATGTATGGAATAGATGATGGTACTTTAATTTGCTTATTATATAAAATCTCGATATCACCATTATCAAAAGCTTCTAGTACTCTATCAGCTAGAAATGATATTCTCGACTTACGGATATTTACTAACTGCTCTTCAATCATATCTGGTGTTACTACAGTAGCACCTTTAATATATTTGAGCATAGAATCTGTTAAGTTCTTATTGATATTAAAAATACTGAATATATATGAATCTTCTAATGATGCTGATTCTTTAATATAATTACCATTGATATCAATATCATTTAATGCAGATTCCATTAAATTATAAATATCTAAATTATCCATAATTTATATTATTCCTTTCATAATACTTCTTACATTAATCCATTGTTTTCCTATGAGTTTTGTAGATATCAACCCAAAAACATATTAGTAATGTCGGGATTTTCCTGATAAATACATAGAAAGGAAAATGTTTATAATGAGTAGATTAATTAACCCTGATGAATTAGTTGCTCCTACATTAACTAATGAAGAAGTTAAAACTAAGATGATGGAAGAGTTACTAACTAATCAGAATTATGAGTGGTTTGATACATACGATAATGATGCATTGAATACAACTCTTGATTATATTCAGACTCATAGTTATAGATATCTTGAAGATGCTCAAAGATCATCTATACAATTTTACTCAAAGTATTTTCCATACCAAGTTGCTCCAGATAATACTGATCCAAAAGATATTAGAGAAGGAGTTTGGTTTTTAGATAGGCGTGATGAATGTCCTTGCTTTATTATTGGTGAAGATATTATTGATCCTGATAATACTATGAAATACTATAGATCAGAATTTTATCATAGGATACTCACACTAAATGATATCAGTAATCATCCAGAGATATTTGATAGATTCCCAATTATCATGATGGGGAATACCTTATTAGAGGATATCACTATAGAACTGACTACAAACGGTATGCTCATTAAGGTTGATAGTATCAATTATGATAATTACAAAATTTCTGGTGATGGTAAATATACTAGAGATTTATTCATAATGGTAGTATCGAATACATTCTATAAGCAAATAGATATGTTAGCTATCAATGCTGTACCATCACCTACTACGCTATATAATGAATCAACTCATCAATTATGCTTTACTCCAACAATGTTGGGTATTGATAAGTTTAGAAATGATGGTACTTATTTCTTAGCAATTAAAACTGATACTAGAAATGATTTCTATATTCATGACTGCTATCAATTCACTAAGACTAATACAACATATCTAACTCCACATATCAATCCTGATATTATCGAAGAACATATCGTACCTAAAAATATGAATATAAGATTCTCATTTATCTTTATAAAAGATATGTATGCATATAGAGGATTTGATAGTAAGTATGCTAAGTTCTATAATAACTCTGATAAATTAGCTATATCACAATTCACAGACACTACTAATAGACAAGCTGAATTATGTTATGCTCTAGTAGATAAAGGTTATACACAAGATGGTAGTGATGGTACAACCATTAAATACAAATGTCCATATATCCATTTAAATGGTAGAGAGGATAATTTAAATAATAGACTTACTGAATTAAGAGATAGGAAATTATCCAATGAGTTAGATATGCCAATACCATTAGAGCATATTGTAGTATTTAGTAATCATGATAACATCACTAATCCTAATAGTAATACTATTGGTGGTGACAAATTATTGAGATATTGCGATAATACTACACCAGCTCAGTATGTATTAAATACATTTCAGATGTTTGATGGTATTGAATTTAAAGAGAATACTCTATTCAAATTCTTCTTCTTATACAGTGATAGAGATAGAGGAACTAAGGTAAGATATTCTCAAGATTGGTTGATTGATAGTCTATGTAATATATTCAAAGATTTATCAAGATTTAATATCATTCAAGATTTATTCAATGGATTATTCTATAGAGGTAATGAGTTAAATTCATTATTATTATCAAATAATACTATAGATGTTAGTAATGCTGAGATAGCACATAACTTAGTCCAATATATGAAATCAACATTGTCAATACTTCATGCAATATATGAGCCAGATAATAGTGGATATGATAATAACATTATTTCACTATTAAAGAAAACTCATGATAATAATGATATTCTTAATGGTATGAAGCATAAGAGAAAGACATTAGAGAATTATATTAAGTCAGATATCAATAATACTACTATCTATAGTAATAATAGAAGAAATAAAGTATTATCGTTCTCTTTAGCTTTAGATGGAGTTAATTTAACTAGGAGAAAAAGAACTACTACTGGTAATGAAACATTACCATCTTTTGATTATAGATTAAAAGAAGAATCCTATGTTTTTGTATGGGATTATGGGTATAAGATAAATAGAATTACTGATAGTGATATCATAGTAAGATTAGATGGATTAGTTATTAATAGTAATATAGAGATGTATTATAATAACCAATTTGTCTATATCTATATACCAGTATCATTAATGAATGGATCTAAAGTATTGGAATTAGATATCTTAAGAAGTTTATATATGAATGGTAGAATCACATTTGATGATATTAATCACGTATATAAATTAAAACTTCCAGAAGATAGTGATATTACACTAAATGATATTGTCATTAAAGATAGTGATGGAACTCCATATAAGAATGCTATACAAGCACCACTTATTATTGGTAGTGAACATGATTCAACTAATGACAATATTAGTGATAATACTGCATATAATAAAATCTATGATACAGAAATTAATGTAGTAGATAAATCTAAACTAGAGACATATGTTGGAACTATTAAAGATGTTGCTAAAGCTTATAGCACTATTGGTAATAGTTCATATTGGAGAAGACTGGTCATTAGTGATCCAGATAATCAACTATATGATCCACAAACAATTACTAGTATCAGTGTGAATAACAAATCTCCTGTTAATTATAGATTCACAAGAGATATTCAATTTAGTCCTAAGTCAGCAACTTCAACCAATAAGACATTTGAGTTCTCAATCAATAAGCCAGTCTATAATGAAGTTATAGTATCTGGAGATGATATTGATCCACATGTTCCAATTATTGACAATAGTGTTGTGGAAGAATCTCTAGCAGATACTCAATATACTGATACTAAGATTTATGTTGGTGGTAAATATATTCCAAATACTATTACACCAGATTTATATAGTGATGTTAAATTTCCATTAGTTAATCCTGTTGATAATACTAAGATTGAAGATAAGAAATATAGGTTACTAAATTTTGGTACTTATAAGACATCTGTGTTTTATGAGTTACCAAATTACAAACTAGACCCTATACCAGAATTAAAATTCAATACATTAACACCAACAGCAACCAGTGGTAATTCATCATATATAATTATGACTTTACCTAAGAAATATATTAAATTAGGATATCAATCATTTAATACTGATAACTATGAATTCTATGTTAATGGTAGAAGATTAACTAAAGCTAATGTATTTCAGATTGATTATAACCATGTGAAATTAGTTGGATTGAAGTCATTAAAGAACGTACAAGTCTATAGAAGATTGATAGATCCAGAAGTATTCCTAATTGGAGCAGATATTGATAATAGTCAAATTCAGGGAGCTGATGTTATTAAGTGTATTGATAATATCTGTGAGAATAGTAATATAGATTCAGATAATAGTACTAATCAGAAGTTGAATATTATCAGTAATAATTATAACAAGTTAGAATTTATAAATTCAGCTATTATTAGGAATTTAATAAATACTAATGAAACTGAGTATATTAGATATATCAATGACACTAATACTGACACTGAAACAGATTTCAATCTTATGTTCAAATATGTTAGTACTGATGTCATTAAGAATACTTTACCTAATGGAGATAGAGAAGATTCAAGAATATCTATATATAGATTCTATATTGAAGAGTTATATAGACCTAAGATATTAGATGCTAATAAGACACAATTTGAATCTCAATATCTTAATGGAATATACCCATTTGTGTCTGACGAGTTATTGAAGAAAGATAGTAATCTAACTAATGGCAATCTATATAGTACTATAAGTGATTCATATGATGGGAGTGTAGTATTACTTGATTCTGATATACATATCAATAGTGCTAATAATATATTCACTATAGGTAAACTGATTGACTATAATAAGGTGAAAGGATGGTATTGATATAGATGAGTGGATATAAATTACCTAATAATACAAGATTTGCAATATCTTACGCATCTCCAGAGAATAGAAGTAATGCTAGAGAAGGTGAGATCTTACAAGATAAATACACTGGTGAGATTTATGTGAAGAGAGTAGATGGTGCTACAGTTAGTGATACTAGAATAAAAAGAAATTTCATTACTGAACTAATTGATGTTAAGAGATTAGTATCTAAGATGGAATCTAGTCTTAATTCTAGTATTAAACCAACATCTACAGATTATTTTAATGCTGTTACATATAACTTATCTCATATGAATAATGGTATTGATTATGATATGAATGAGAAGAATAATCCTCTAATTATTGATTACAGAACTAATCCATCTGTAGTTGGTGTATTAGACTCTATGGTATATTCTAGCTCAGTTAATAATGATAGATTCTTAGTAATTAGATTTAATACTAGACCTGTAGATTATAGAGCAGTATCTGGTTATTTAGGATATATCAATAATATACTCAGTACAAATACTAACGCTGTTAGGACAGCTACTAATAATAATTTACAATCATTAGCTAGTATTAGCACTAAAGCTGATAGTAGAGCATTACAAAAACCAGTAGTATTAACATTGAATGTTACAGTTAGTGGATTAAAGAAAACTAATCAAATCACAGTAGTAAGGTCTGCTGAATATAGATGCTATCTAAATTTATCTAATGCTATTGATATTAGAGAAATCTATAGAGATACAGATTTTGATAGTATTAGTTCTATAACAGTAAAAGTTGATAAGATTGATGTATCATTTATGAATGTCTTATCTAATTTGGATAATAATCCAGACAGTGGTGCTCTTAAGTTAAATGATAATATTCCGTTATATGGCGATAATAAATCAATGCTTAAGAAGCTATTATCACCAGATGGTAAAATTGTATTAGATTCAGTTAGTCTCAGATATTGTACTCCAGAACTGTTTGAATTGAAGAATGGATATATCACTACTGAGTACTCTAACACAGTACAGAATACTTGGGATTATATGAGTAGTATTAACAACATCACTACTAATAAATCTATTATATTATCATCTGATAGACCTAGTAATCTTGATTGGACACCATATAATACATGGGCTAGAGAATTAGGAAGATCTGAGAATGGTCAAAGAGTTATTAATACCGATCAGAAGAAATATGTATCAGAATTACAAGAATTCATTTATAGTAGTACTGGAGTTGGTATCTTCTTCACATTTGATCCAACAAGTGCTGGAGATGCTCTTATCGTAAAACAGAGTTAGTATGAAGGAGTGTGATTAGAATATGCCAAATCAAATAGTTAATATCAATACACTCGCTTTTAATGAAGCTGTATTGATTAAGCCAATAAGTAAATTAAATGGATTTAATCATGGAGTAGAAAGAGAGCATACTATAGATTATATAAGTGGTGAAAATTTTGTATATACCAATGATTGTAACATCATTAGTGATAATAGATTAAAGAATAACCTTATTAATGACATCATTGATGTTAAGAGATTATTTCCAGATCTTGTTATTGATGATACTATTAAAAACAGTTATCTTATTGGATCTACATATAATATCTTTAATTATACTACAGATGGTAAATTCTTTGATATGTTAGATAATTATAATTTAGATATCATTAATAATACTACCAATTTTAATAATGGATATTATCCAGATATTGAATTGATGAGTAAGAGATATCCTAAGATTATCATTAAACTAAATAGTAGAACTGAAGATATTGATAGAGTTAGTAGAATTACAAATTTCATTAATAAGTCATTATTATCAAACACTAATGTCTCATCTCAATCTCAGATGTATACTAGATTGAAGAATTATAAGACTACATTTAATAATGATATCGGAATTGTTTGTAAATTCAAATTAACTGTGGTTGGTAGCACTATTGGTTCATCATCAGTAATAACTAAAGAAATCTATACTAAGAAGAATATACAAATCAATACAATGTGTGTTGTAGACTTCTCTAAAGACTTAGCTGAATTTACTTCATATACAGTGAGTATTAGATTAATGGAATTAGATTGCTCTATTATCAATTTATATACAGATCTATCTAATAACAGAAGTCAATATACTGTAGATTCTATGACTAATGTTAAATTAGATAGTTTCTTACGCATAGTAGATACAACTAGAAATAGATTAGTCTTAGATAGTATTTCATTAAGAGCATTCGTCAATAATTCATATATCAATAAGAGTATTGGAATACCTGATGATTATTGTATTACTGAGATGATTATTCCAATAGAGACTTATAGAATTATTACAACATCTCTTAATAATATTGATAGTAGAGGATCTATTAAAGTCTCACCTAATGAACCAGATCTTGGTTCTATTGGTGGTGTTACTAGATGGGGACAATATACAATATGGGCTAGAAACTATGTTGATATAAATGGACACGGATCATTCACTGAGAATGTTAATCAGACAACAGATCCACAACGTAGATCAGAAATTGAGAATATTGTATATGGTAATAGACAAAAGAAATATTCATATTTTAACGTATAAATAATATAGAAAGGTGGTATTACATTATGTCAGTTGGAAATACTTATTTAAGTCTTAAATACCTTATCGACAACTGTGGTAATGATCCTTCTAGGGGAGATTTATATTATCTCGAAACTGATGAATCAACAGTAGCTGAGACTAATATGGAAGCTAGAGGAGAAGAAACAATCTTCAACCTAGATGGTGATGGTAGAGGAGGTGGAATTATCTAATGGCAATTAATGCTACAGTACATGATGTACTATTAAACACAAAAGAGTCTGATACAGATGTAGAAAAAATTATGCTACCTTATACGAGAGCAGAGAATATTATTGGTGGTTTTGATATCATTGGTAATAAGGAAACTACTAAGTTAAATAGTGCAGGACCATACTTCTTCTTAAAGACTGATGAAGTTGAGTTGAGTGAAGCACAACTAATTCTTATGACTAAACTTAAGAAGAATCAGTAAGTATAAAAAATGAAGATACTAGTATAATCACTAGTATCTTCATAAGCTTATTTCTTCTTAGCTTTCTTAATGATCTTATTACATCTCTTCTTGATAACCTTATCATCAAATAAGTTAAAGAAATCAGCGTATATAAAATCACCATCTTTATATGGTATAGCAAAATACTCAAATCTACTATATAACCAATATGTGATAATCCTAAGAAGATTAAGAGTTTTATTCTCTTTCTCAGATGTTAATATAATGAGGTGTTTCTCTTTCTTTAACATCTTTTTTAATATCTTAGCAAATGCTAACTTGTTAGTATCCAATGTTTTAAGATACTCCTCAAGATACATTGAATTACTCTTAAGCTTAGTATCTTTCTTACTGTTAACACACATAACAATGGTTGTTGGATCTGGCATCATTGATGTCATCTTAGTTACTATATCAGTATATCTAGTACCAACTTTAATTCGTTTACCAACTACTATTATAGAAGAATCTAGCACAAAATCTGGACCGATCCTAGGACTAAATTCTTCTATAAAGGATTTTGAATCCATTGTTATGATTAGACTATGCATTAAGATCTGCGGAATGGTACAAATCCACCATCCGCATCAATATCAATACTATCCATATCATCATCTTCATTATCTTCATATGATGTTGTATTAACTACTTCAACTACTTCTGGTTTACGGTGAATAGGTTCTTCTTTAACTTCAACCTTTGGCTCAGGCACATAGTTAACCTTAACATCATCATCTTTAGATACATCTGATGATTTCTTATCATTGACATAATCTAAGATAGCTGATTTAATCAAGCTATCAATAGTTAGACACATACCCTGAGATAATGGAATCACTTTCTTACCATTAACCTTCATAGTCTGTGTACTGATATCAATTTCAGCATTGAGTTCATTACCTTCCACTGATAACTTCTTTAACAGTAAGGTATCTTTATAATCCAAATCATGAGTGTCCTTAATATTAAGCTTCCCTTCTGGTATAGGTTTATAGTCTTCTGGAATAATACGAGTATTACTCATGATGATGTTACTATAATCTCTACCGCTAGGCTTTTGTTCTTTAGCAAGTCTCTCATAATAACTATCAACACCATTTGAATCTTCTTCAACAACAGTTGTTTTACGTCTTCCAAACAATGGTTCTTTCTGAGATTCATTAGATTGTCTATTACTAATAATCTGAGCAATAGAATCATCAAATGCTTCAAACTCATCTGCTACTCTCTGACGATCATCATATTCGTCTAATTCCTTTCCAGCAAATTTACTCATATAATACATATATGCTTTCTCATCACCTCTCTGATGAGCTTCTTCTGCTTTCCTGAACATCAATCGTCTGTATGCAATAGCTTCTTCTGAAGTATCAACATCAAATCCGATCTTATCAATCTTCCTTTTCTTCTTACTCAAATTTCTTCCAAAGATATCTTTCTTACTCATAACATCAATCTCCTTTTATATAATCTATAAATTAGTGTAATGTCGTAAGTGATATAAATTACCACTTACGACATAATTACATCACCTAATTATTGGTACCAGTTTTAATACTATTATAGTATTGCTCATTTGATGTGATATAATACTTACCACCTGGTTCATAATCTTCTGGATTAAGTCCCATTGATCTAGCCTTATCCATCAGCTTCTGATACATAACTTTTGGATCGTCCTTCTTGACTTCACCTCTAGCCTTAGCTCTAAGCTCTTTGACGAATTTCTTACGAGCTTTCTTCTCCTCTTTCTTTCTCTGCTCTTCATGCATCTCATAATACTCAGAATATGTGTATTCATAATGCTCTACAACTTCTTCTTCTGGACTATGAATAACATAATTGTTATGGAATAGATCACCAATCTCATTCTTCTCATCTTGCTTACTAATTCTCTTACGAATCTGAGCGAATGTATACTTCTTACCACATGATGGGCATACTAATCCATTATATCCTTCATCATATACTAATACACTACCAGCTTCACAACTATTACATCTGAACATCTGATATGATGATGAATAGATATATGCAAAGTCTAATACTACAACCTGACCATCGGATTTCCTAAATCCCCAGTTAGCATAATTCTTATTAGGATCATATCCAACATCACCAATGAAGAACTTCTCTTCAAACTTTGATAGGATATGGAGAACTGTATTCTTATTAGATACAAACTCATTCTTATCCATTGGGATAACTGGTTCACAAGCTTCGATAAGTCCATCTTGTAAGCACTCATATACTTTAATTACATATGGTTGCAATTTATCAGTATACTTAAACTCACGCTTATTATCTGTCTTACCATGCTCATCAAGAGCTATCTTGAATACGGTATCCTCAATTTGGATACCGATTCTATTAGTTCCATGTCCGAGAAGGAATGCTTTAATCTCATACTTATCTAAAGTATATTCAACCAATCTTCCTTTCTCCTCATTTGTACAAGCACTATATGTAATTGCGAATAAGTCTTGAAGACATTCCATTGGGAAGAACTTCTTAATCTTACTCTTTAACTTAATCTTATCTGCCATGATAATCTCACTCTCCTATTCATTGTATTAGAATTTTATTCTCATTCCACCTAATGCTGATACTGGTTCTCCAGTCTTTTCCATGTGCTTTAACTGCTTGTCATTATGTGATACAATATCCATCATAGCCAAATAACTAGCTAATGCACCTTCACTTGGAGCTTTCTTCTTCTTAGCCTTCTTAACCTTTGTATTGATTAATGGCTTATCCTTCTTAGCCTTCTTACCTTTCTTCTTAGATTTCTTTCTATCTTCTCTAGGATCATGGTTAATGCTAATATTTCTAAGCTCTTTCTCAGCAGCCTCAATATCTCCACCATGGCTATCAATGATCTCATCTCTTAAAGTTGTATACTCAGAAATTAGTTCATTGGTTCTATCCTTGAACTCCTCACTATGATGCTTTGTACGCTTCTTGTCACGTTTCTTTTCCTGCTTCTCTTCATAAGCTAGAGTACCATACTTGAGAGCTCTGCCTCCCCACATCTTCTTAAGATTAAAGCCCTTCTCATCTAGCTTATCAATGGTTCTTCTATCTAAGTATTCACCACGAGTCATCATCTTACCTCTGTAGTTACCAACCTCTGTCTTATTGAGATACTCTTCCCACTCTCTCTCATAATCACTGATATAATTCTTTCTGAGAGGATTTCCGTGGAACTTAGGTTTCTCAACTTCAGTAACCTTATACTTCTTCATAGCTTTAGCACGTGTCTTATCAGCATCTACAATAGCTTGCATAGCTTGTGCACTAGCTTCATCAGATGATACGAATCTCATCATATTATCCATAGCTTCATCAATAGCTTCCCATTGTGCAGATACTTTATCCATTTCTGGATAATACTTCTTATAGAATGCCTTAACCTTCTTACCTGCTGGTTTAACAGTTGCTAATGTCTTACTATATCCTCTCTTCTTAGCGAGTTCTCTTAACTGTCTATGTCTTTCTTTCTCGTCTTTAATGAGATAGATATTTCCAAGCTCCTCACCAAATGCAAATATGATCTTCTCCTCATATGGTAAACCATCTAATGGATCATCATATCCTTCAGTCTCGGATCTTATAAAGTCTTCTGGATCTCTCCATTCATCAGTAACATATTTACCAACTAGCTTCCAGTTATAATCCTTTCTATCCTTACCTGTATATCTTGGCATCTTATAGTTATTCAGTATGATATCACCATGTAACACTTCATAAATGAATTCTTGTGGATCCATTGTATATCTATTATGATATGCAACTTCCTTAAGGTAAGTAAGCATAGTTCTACAAGCATAGATGTAATCCACAATATTCTTATATTTGGATTTAAGCTTAGTAACATTCTCCATTGCTAACTTAAACTGTGGATCTAACTTAGGTGGTTCTTTGTGATATTCATCATCAAAGTTTCTTACTGCAACTCCTGAATACATTTCAGCAATCTTTGCTTTTCTCTCAGCGGATAATGGTACAACCTTCTTAAGAATCTCAGTAATAGGTACTTTAGATGTATCATCTTCTCTAACTCTTGCACCAATGATATTTCCATATTCATCTTTCAGCTCATCTGGTACATTACAGTTGATTCTGATTCCTGGTTCTGATTTATCACCTCTCAAGATTCTCTGACGTTCTTCCTCTTCTCTCTTAGCTCTAATCATAGCTAACTGTTCCATCATCTCTTGAGCATTAGTAAACATACCCATCTTGAGTCTATCCTCTTTAGATAACTCCTTCTTAGTTGTACCATCTGCATTACAGAATTCGTTATCATCTTTCTTCTCAACTTCCTTCTTAGGTGGTTGAGGTGGTGTTGATGGTTTCTTAGGTTGCTCTTTAGGTGTATTATCAACAACCTTCTTAGCTTGTTGCTTAATGAGTTCATCACCATTGATAACTTCAACTTCCTTCTTAGGTGGTTGAG